ATAGATGTAATCTAAAGTAATAATGTTATTGTTCGAAGGTTTAAAACCAATGACTCCGTCACCGAAATATATTTCATAATATTCGTTGGAGTTTTCTTGTAGATGATAGATCTTTGTATCTGATTTGGCAGTTAAGAGAGAAGCGAATTTTGTATAGATGTCAAATCCTGTTGATTCTTCATTTGCCTGTACTCTTACTCTGAGTGTGGATGTATCGACATCTTTATCACCGATCTGAAATTTCTGATTGGTTAAATCGTTATCGACCCTAAACTTCATTGTCTTATAGATGCCTTCTGCAATTTCAACTGCAGGGAACGTATAGGTCTTTGAGGCTCCATTCGTAACCAGAGTCGCGACAACAGTGTTGAGGACGACGAACGTAAATTCTTCACCGTCTACCAGCGAAGTACATTTAGTACCACGAGGGAGTGTCAGGGTGGTTGGTATTGTACCGACCTCAGATGAAACGTTGACAACAATATTCACAGTGGCTCGAGCGGAAAGCGTCGAACGAGGTATATAACCGAGCATCTTCGCGCGTGTTACTACATTGCCTCTTATCTGTGCAGAATCCAGAAACGCTTCATTCAGTGCCAAATGGGCAGTCATCGCATTATAATGTGTATTATAAGCAAGTACATCTAATAGAACGGAAAGACCCGAACCATCGAAATCATAATCGTTAAATTCTGTTTGTTGTTTTAAATAGTTTTTGAGATTCAGTTTGATCTGATCAAAATCTAATTCGGTTGTTTTTAAATTGGAACTCGCCATAATACTTACCTTATCTTATTCTTTGTAATACGATTTCTACTTCTTCTTTCGTATCATATTCTTTGATGTTAAAAATGACATTGATTCTATATGCATTTCTTTCTGATAGGTCCACTATCTGAACATTATCTACACGAACACGAGGCTCATGATTTACTAATACATTTCTTACACCCTCTTTGAGAGCGATTCGAGTAATTGCATCGGCAGGCTCAAATAGCAATCCACGTAAATTTGCAGCGAGAGTGGGCTGGAAAGGACGTTCATAGAAGTTACTTATTAATAGGTTACGTACGGCATTTTTAACTGCAGCATCATCCTTTAAAGACATGATATCCTTTCTATGAGGATGCAATTTAAGAGAAAGGTCTAGGTCTGCCCAACCTTTTCTTCTTGCAACACGAGCACTTCTCTTAGGGTTCGTTCTGCTGCTGGCTGTCTTATCTGATTGTAAACTCATAATAGTATTTATAACTCTTTCTATGTACTTTGTGTCTAATATATGGTATAATATGAATCAACCCTGGGGGCTAATTTTCCCGGGGAGATTTTTTTTCTAGGGTAAAAACCCGGAATGATTCGAATATAACTGAGCGACAGCAGCAGCCAGGCCCTGGGCCCTATTCCACTCCCCTGCATTTCAGCTACCCGTACATTACTCATCTTCTTCTGCTGCGACCGGTTTGCCTGTATCAACCTGAACTCCTGTAGGCGCTGTGGCTGAACCTGTATGTGTATGAGTATCTAGTACAATGCCCTTACCGGTTATGCTGTCTGTGGCTACGAGGGTCTTATCAAACGTAACGGCTTCAGTCACAGAGAGCGTCCCTGTGATGCTAGTATTTCCATCTAATGTTATAACATCAGTAATACTATTAATGTGTATGTCGCCTGCATGGTTAATCTCTAACGTACTCCCGGACTTATGCGTTACCTTTAACCGGTTATTATCGATTGTATCATCTATTTCAATGAGATGACCGGCGACAGTCTTATTTACATGGTTATATAGGCCGTCTTTTTCGAGTAATATGATCTCTTCCGGCTGATCCGAACCGGCCTCTATAGGATACGTACCTGTAAAGCCCAGCGATGCATCACGAAGTTCTGTTGTTTGAGACGATATAACACCTAAGATAAGAGGATCCTGAGCACTGGGTCCGTCTCTAAACAGCCCTACTACCCATGTACCCGGCAATAGGGAATGATTTTGCCCTATACCACCAACTCCTGGCTGTGTGGCCGGCATAGTAACCGTCGCCCATGGTAAATCTTCAGTGCTGATTAATGCTTTGTTCTCAGTATGGTAACCGAAACACCTGACTCTTACTCTACCCAGCAACAACGGATCAACGATATCTTCCACCACCCCTGTATACCACGTCATCTTACCATCTACAAATTGATCTTCTCTCATATCTTATACCTTATCTAGGTCCTCCGCCATACTATCCTTCTTACATCTTACGTCCATTGTATACTCTCCGGGTTTAAACCTATGCGTTATCTCCGTAACCAGGTAGTACCCTGATTGCATCCAGTCGATCATATCCCCTCTCTCTGTATCTAGATCATCTGCCGTAGAGGACTTAGGGATCTCTATCTCTATCATCTTACCCGTAGACAGTTTGAAATCGCCGTTTAACTCTATATCCTGTGTCATAAAGTCGAGGTTATTTAAGTATGCCTCAGTCTTCAGCAGCGTTGGGACGATCGGATTATGATAGTTACTGAACGAGTCGTGTGACGCACTATTTTCGACAATGTAGTAGTTCTTCGATTCGCTGTATTCTGGAATTTTTTTACCTAAGAATTCTGTCTCTACGGAATAGTTACTATAGCTGTTCATTTTTTTTAATTTGTCAGGTGTATTATACCGAGATACTGTATATTTTTTCGTTGCTATATCTAAACTGTGCATTGTAGACGCATATGAACCTAATCTACTCGATAAAAACTTACCCATACTCAGTTCTGATGATATAGATCTTATTTTTCTTTGTTGAGACGTAAAAAAATCCTTATCCCCTATCGTAGAATCGTCGAATGGCTTCTGACTGTATGTCCTATAGATCTCTTGTTCTATTAATGTCTTATACGAATCTAAATGTACGTCTCCGGCCGCCGTTTGCCAATAAAAGTATGGCGTCGAGTCTTCACTGGCGTTCTTTAATAGCCATGATATCGCATCCAGTGGTCTTATACTCGGAAATATACCCTTAATACTACCCTTACTACTCATATTAATGTTAACCTTCTGCATAGCCAGATCCTTTTTACTGATCTGCGAGATAATTTTAGAGATAGACCCTTCAAATTTCTTCGATATAACCTTTAGATTATTAATATATGCGTGTTCGGCTATACAGGTTAGCGTATATGCCTGTAGACCGGGCTTCGGCTTTGAGTATCCACCGATTTCTGCAATAAAAACATCTATCTCGAACTTATTTTTTTCTCCGCCATCTGCGTCTTTTAGCTCTGTCTGCTGTAGTGTGATAGAAATTTTCTCGTTGCCTGCTAATTTAAGTACTTCGAATGCGTTCGTGGCATCTAATATAGAAATTTCTACGTACATAGAGCTACGATATAATGATTCACGGATATTTATTCCTGATACAAGGCCTCGTATGTCTATTTTTTTATCGCCTTCAGAATTTTTCCAGCTGTTGGTGTAGAGTGTACATGTTTCTAGCTCGTATGCAGACGGTGAGGCCTGTGCACCGGTCCCTGGAGCTACTTTTGCTGTATTAGACATTGATTAATTTCTCAAACGTTGAAGAAAATTTGGTAATATATGACGGATCGACTACACGGATCATTGAAGAATTAAAATTTTTCTCAAACATATAGTTTCTATTACTTTGGAACGTTAAATTATTTGTAGCCACACCGCCCTGGATGTTTACTGCATTGGTGACAGGTCTTTTTTCTTCATCACCAATTAAATGATAGTGATGAGGAGCTTCGCTATACTTATATGCGTTATATGTAGATACACTATCCCCTGATGTCTGTCCGACCACGAGTTCTGATGCTCCGCTGATGGCCCCTGGGGTACCATTAAAGCTTCCTGTTGTATTTTGTATGACGAGCTGATTCATATCGAGATCTTTTTTGGTAAGAGTACCCGATGCCCCTGTGGATCCACCTGTAACGATCTCATCTATCTCAAATCTACCTGCTATACTGTTTGCGAAGTCTGTTATTTGATTATCTGTGTTACGTGTAATGGAAGGGTTTGTTGTGATTGCCCATCCCTCATATTCTGCTGTAATATATGTTGCGAGATCATGTGTCGACATAGGCCAAGCTGCTAATCCATCGTGTAAGAAATCGTTGATGATAAAGAATGTCCAATAATGACGTGATGTACCATATAATCTTTGGCTTACGATATCAGGCCTCTCACCATCTTTTATCTCATAGAATGTATACTCTGTTGAGTTATCAATGAAATTCTGTACAGGTCTTACTGAACGATACAGATCTACAACACTCGTAAGAACTCCATCGTTCTCATAGTCGTATAGACTCTTTGGAAACTGTTTAAAATAACCCATTATTCTCCTCCTTGGTCGCCTTTCGGTCGCTCTCTACGATAATCCAATGAATCGTCAGAGTAGAGATCGTCTCTAATGAGGGCTTTTGTTTCTTGGAATGTAACTGACATAGACGTTTCTACTGGTGCACCATCTGCATGGAACATATTAGATGTCTCGTTATATGTTGTTGTAAGGTTAATCAGATATGAATCGAGTATCATTGGCATAAATTTGTTCTCTTCCTCACCGTTATAGAATTTTATTCTAAACACTGGAGGATACTGTAATGCAATGACATCTAATTCTTTAGGGTACATGAATTTTCTGAATGTGTTCTCTATCTTCCTTACATCTTCTGCTTCTTCTGATGATTCAGGGACACACTTGAAATTAAATCCGAATGATCGTAATGTAGTACTCTCAAATGCCGTAGCAATATAAGGATTCGCTGCTACTCCCATGGCCATTCCTGCCATCGCAGTCTTATTTCCGCCAATTCCTGTAGCTAACAACGTTGCCAAGGCCGTATTGGTCAGACCTTTGCCACCGGCCAAACTCTTTACATCATCTACTGCAGTTTTTCCAGCTTCTACTAATGACATACCTGCACCAAGTAGTCCTAGGTTCATTTGATTATATGTAGCTGCGTCAGGAGCAGAGACTCCATTTGGTGTGAATAGATGCACTTTAGCGAACGCCTCTGGGTCGTTCTTTGCAATGATTTCAAATGAGATGTGTGCTGTCGAATCGAGTTCTGCACCTTCTCTTAATGATCTGGGGAATGTGAATATTTCCATCTGTAACCTTTATAAATAGAATTAGATTATTTTAACTATGGTACTATTTATATGAGTTACAAAGGCAATTACACAATAAAAAACAAAGAAAAGTATATAGGTGATCCGTACAAGGTCAAATATAGGTCTCTCTGGGAGCGTCAAGCATTCAAATGGTGTGAGAGTAATCCACGCGTGAAAGGCTGGAATTCAGAAGAGATTGTTATTCCTTACGTATCAACAGCTGATCAGAAATTCCATAGGTATTATGTTGATCTGTTATTGGTGATGGAGAGTGATGAGGTAATTCTTGTGGAGATTAAGCCAAAGAAACAGACCATAGCACCAAAGAAGCCGAAGAGAAAGACTAAGAAATATATAACAGAGGTTACCACATACCTTACGAATACGAGTAAGTGGAAAGCTGCTAACAAATTCGCAGAAGCCAAAGGATGGAAGTTTCAGATATGGACAGAAGAAACTTTAGGGAATTTAGGCATCAAACTACTTAAGAGTTGATATAAATAGTATCATGGCAAGTTTATTCGATACCTTAGAAAAGAATGCATTTAGAGCTGGCATTCAGTCACGTACTGATCAGTCACGTAAATGGTTTCAGAAGTCTGTAAGACAATTGGGGACAGTATCTCCAAAGGCTATCATGAAAGATACTGCATTAAATCCACGTGCTAAAGCAATTGCAGGACGTATGTATATGTATTTCTACGATCCAAAGCATAAAGCTACCTTACCATATTACGATAGGTTTCCTATGACAGTTATGGTACAACCGGCTAAGGGTGGATTTGCAGGATTAAACCTACATTATCTATCACCAAATGTGAGAGCTATGTTCTTAGACAGTCTAATGGACACTGCGACATCACAGACATTGACTGATACAACTAAGCTACGAATAACAGCTAAGAAATTAGCAGCTACAAAGAAATATAAAGAATTTAAACCATGTTGGCATCACTACCTAACAAGCCATGTAAAATCTCGATTAGTTGAGATTCCTATGCCTGAATGGGAGATAGCGGTGTTCTTACCAACCGAACAGTTCAAGAACGTTAAGAAAGAAACTGTTTGGAGATATTCAAGGAAATCAATTTACGCAAAATGAGTATAGACAATCTAAAATCAACGATCGGTAAACGTGGTGGAGCTGCAGCAGCTAACAAATTCTCTGTATACTTTACACCACCTAAACAATCCCTCATTAATAAGAATCCTACTGCACTGATTGGTGCATTACTATCTGGTGGAGGCATAGGTGCACTCATCAATGATCCTCGAGATATCTCACTACTATGTGAGAACGTGACCCTCCCAGGTAGACAGATTAGCACCATTGATTATGGTCACGATAAAGAGATGACTCGTAAGCAGCCATATGGAGCTATAGACGAAGAAGTATCAATGACGTTCATGTTAACGAATGATATGTACATCAAGACAGTCTTCGATGATTGGATGGGTTGTATCTATGACTCAGAATCATATCGTGTAGGTTACAAAAAAGATTTTAGTACAGATGTTGTTATACAGCAGCTGAACCACAAAGAATTACCAGTTTACGGAGTTAAACTGATAAATGCATTCCCAACAACGGTGGCGGGAATCACAATGGATAATAATTCAGAGAATACTATCCAAAAATTGACAGTTACATTTTCTTACGATAAATATATCCAAGAAGATGCATTGTCTAGTACGCTATCTGCCGTAACAGGTGCAGCTAGTTTACTAACAAATATATAATTTATATTATAGGAGAATATTATGGCGTTGCCAATAATGACAGCACCACGTTACCCGGTCACACTACCGAGTACTGGAGCAAAATATACTATGAGACCTTATCTTGTTAAAGAAGAGAAGGCACTACTGATAGCATTAGAATCTCAGGATCCTGAGCAGATATCACTATCAGTACGTAATATCATATCATCATGCATTGACGATGATATTGATGTTAATGATTTAACAGTGTTTGATATTGAGAAGTTGTTCTTAGAACTGCGAGCAATATCAGTAGGTGAATCTATATCAATTTCAGGTAAATGTACTGAATGCGATGAGGGTACACCATTGATTATTAATATTAAAGATATTGAATTGTCAGATCTTAATAGAGATGCAATGGTAATTCAATTAGGTGAGGATGTAGGGTTAACAATGAAATATCCTACGTTGAGTATTATTAATAACATTAAAAAAGATGTTACATCTGTTGAGGGTGTAATGGAATTGATAATCGGTTGTATTGATACAATCTATGATTCAAATAACGTATATGATGCGAAGGATGAAGGGCATGAAGCCATAGAAAATTTCGTTGAGAGCTTAAACAGTAAGCAGTTTACCAAGATCCAAGGATTCTTTGGTAACACTCCAAGTTTAAGTTACGACTTAGAATTCGAATGTGGTAAATGTCAGCACGAGAATAGGCTAGAATTGAGAGGACTTCAAAGTTTTTTTATCTAGGCCTCTCACATGATAGCATATTAAATCACTATCAGACAAACTTTGCGATGGTACAACATCACAAATACAGTTTGACAGAATTAGAGGAGATGATGCCATGGGAGAGGGAGATTTACGTACTTCTTCTACAGCAACATATTAAAGAAGAGAATGATAAACATTCTAAAAAAGGGAGACTGTAATGGCAGATCAAGATAGATTCCAAGGCGATATGTCTAGGAATGAAGTAGAAATAGACCTTAAAAAGTTTATGGCTATGGTTACTGAAATTGGTGAATTGAAACAAGAAATATTTACACTAACAAATGACGACAAAAAGAACCCATGGCAAAAATGGGTATTCGCAGCTAAAGTATTAGATGCATGGAGACTTATACCAAGAGTATTCTTAGGTGTTTACATGTACTTATTATATTACGCTACATTCTGGTTTATGGACCTCGCAGCCCCAACACTCGAGCAATCAGGTTTAATATCTGTATTGGTCGGAGCAGGTGCAGCATGGTTTGGACTATATGTAAGTAGTGCTGCTAAAGAACACGGCGATAATAACCCTAACTAGGAATAACTAATGGCTGACAAAGAAGTTAAAGAAGATAAGAAAGGACGAGGACAACCAACCAAAGGATTAGACGCATTAGTCGAATTCATGGGAGAGAACAATCGTGCTACCTCTGAAATAGAGAAAGATCAACGTAATACACGTAGACATCTTCTTGAGATGAAGAAACTAGACATAGGTGCAGTTGAGCTGCAAGAACGTATGAATAGTAACTTCGAGAACTTCTTTGAGACCATGAACGCTGGTAAGTTAGACGCTGTTGAATCTGATTCAGAGCAATTAGCACTATTCCAAGAAATCAGAGATGGTATTAATAACCAAGCTGATTCTGGAGGTGCGGCCGCAGAAAAAGCCGGTAAGTCTACCATGAAAGGTATGGGCAAATTGCTTGGTGGAGCTGGTATCGGTGTAGGTGTAGCTGGTTTAGGTATCGCTGCAGTCATCGGAGCAGGATCAATGATGCTCTCTAAGCTTGAAGAAATAGATGCTCAGAAGATATCAGATAACGTTGGTATTTTATCTAAGATGGGTTCAGACAACGAAAACTTCCTTAAAGATGGTGGTAAAGTTGCAATCGTATTAACCGGTTTAGGTATAGGATTGGCTGCCTTTGGCCTTGGTTCAGGCGTTGCATCAGCCGTAGATCATTTCCAGAAAGATGGTTGGGCACAGAAGATAGCAGATAATGTAGGGATATTGACTGGCATCGCAGATCTGAAATTTGCAGATACCGCTGAAGTCGTAGCCGTTCTTACTGGTTTAGGTTTAGGATTAGCTGCATTTGGTATAGGTTCTACTGTTGCTGGAGTTAGTGATGCTGTTAATGAATTTGCATCAGGCGCTGATTGGTCACAAAAGATTGTAGATAACGTTAAGACATTACTTACTATTGCTGAGCTTAATACAGGTGATGCTACTGCAGTAATGAGTACATTAGCTAAATTAGGTTTAGGATTAGCTGCATTTGGTGTTGGTTCGTTCTTTGCTAACGCATCAAGCGAGGGTCAAGGCGAAGCAATACGACAAGAAGTTGCATCACTACTATCTATTGCTGATGACCCTAATGCAAATTTAGAAGATATAAGTCGAGCCACTGGAGCATTAGCTGCATTAGGTGCAGGTTTAGCCGCATTTGGCGGTGGTTCCTTTGTTGGCTCTCTAGCAGGTGCAGCGTCATCTGTACTAGATTTTATGAGTGGTAATGAATCACCATTATCTCAAGCTAAAGATCTTGGAAACAATGCTGATCTAATTGATAGTGGTGTTGAATCTTTTGGTAGATTCAGAGAAGAACTAAACAGATTCAGCGAAATGGGTAAAATATCTGGCGACCTCGGTCTCACAGAAATGGCATCAGATTTAGTTGGTGCTTCAGAGCTTATAAGATTAGCTGTTGAAGGTGGTGAAATCGATGATTGGGGATTCAATACGAAAGTTAAAGGATTAGCTAACATCGAAGGTTTAGACGAAGCCATAGCAAAAATCAATGATCTAAAAGAAGCATTAGGATTAACACCATCTAATGTTGGTATTCAAATGAGTGCTGATTCAGCTGCGAATGCAGAAGCTTCAAGCGGTGGTGGTGATGCTGTAATAACTTCTGTTGGTGGAACTACGAATGAAGGTTCTACTCAAGCAACCATAATCAATTATGCACCTATGAAAGTAAGTCGTATCGATACCGTCCTGGCATCGAGATAAAAAAAAGGACTCTTTCGAGTCCTTATAAAATCTCCCTCTGACGAGGTTGTTTTTAATTACCGTTAAGATTCTTTAGCAAGTTTTGCAAAATAACTTAATGTATCGTCTTCTCCAGCATCTTCCATAGGAATATCTGCAGCAGCTTCTACAAAGTTGGTTGTAACAGCAGGTGCACTAGGCATTTCAGCCGAGCTCATGCTCATTCCAGCGTCAACTCCCAATACTCTATTCAATTTCGCTTTAAGCTCATCGTATGTTTTGTATTGAGTAGGATCAGTAAACTCGTTAAGTGAATGCAATTTAGCATACAGCTGTTCGAGTCTATCATCATCGCCATCCATGATAGCAGATGTAGGTGAGAATTCAGACTTATCGTAATTCGTCCAACCTTCTACTTTCCTGATCTTGAGTTTGAAATCCGCACCTTCCCAAAAATCAAATGGGTTAATAGGATTCTCGTCCGCGAACTGAGGTTGCATAATATCCATAACTTTGTCAAAGATTTTCTTTCCAAATTTGTATAAGAATACTTTTCCTTCATTCTCTGGGTTAGCAGAGTCAGATATTACCATGATGTTAGACACGTGATGTAGTCTACGCTTTCTCTCGCGAGC